TCGGTTATAAGGGTACTTCACCTTATGACGCAGGTCTGTTCTATTGCCCATACGTACCTCTGCAGATGGTCCGTGCCGTGGGTGAGAACTCCTTCCAGCCTAAGATTGGCTTTAAGACCCGCTATGGTCTCGTTGCTAACCCATTCGCAGAAGGAACCAACCAGGGTCTCGGCGCACTCAAGGTTAATGCTAACCGCTACTATCGTCGCGTTGCTGTTAAGAACCTCATGTGATCCATTGGATTCACACTTTTCAAGAGGACCTTCGGGTCCTCTTTTTTTATGCTAAATACTTAAAATCTTCCTAGAAAAATGCCTTACCATATTAAGAAACCAAGTTTGATTGATTCAAACATTACTGTTTACTATGCAGGTAGCAGAAGATGGACTGATGATTACACTGGCAGAACCACCTATGCAAATGAGGCAGATGCCAATGCACAGATGGTGAATACCGATGGCAAGAACGGTGGATGGTCTGGTGCTACCGTTGTAAGTGAGTGATTTTGAATGGCTGCTACAGTAAGGACTTCTACACAACCAACAAATAGAAACTACCTTTCACCAACTGGTTTTAAGTTTACTATCACCAGAAGTCCTAAGGTATCATTCTTTTGTAATCAAGCAAACATCCCTGATTTAAATCTTGGGGTTGCTGTGCAACCTACTTATCTTAAGGATATTGATACTCCTGGAGATAAGATTCAGTTTGGTGACTTAACTCTTCGTTTTCTTGTAGACGAGGATCTTAAAAACTTCATGGAAATCCAAAAATGGATTCGTGGTTTAGGATTCCCGGAAAGTGGTCAAGAGTTTAGAGATCTTGAATCAGACGCAACTCTTCCTAACTTAGGATATGCACAACAGGGTGATGACATCTATTCTGACGGAACACTTCAGATCTTATCAAACAATCTGATCCCTCAGTTTAATGTCAACTTTAAAGATATGTTCCCCTACAACTTGACCACAGTTGTGTTTGATGCTACCGACACAGACATTCAATACTTTACAGCAGAGGTCAGTTTCAAGTATACTATTTACAGTATCACTGACTTATCTGGCAATCCTTTATGATCGATCTTGACAAAGTTCAAGAGATGTGGGTGAAAGACTCAAAAATCGATATGGATAATCTCCACACGGAGTCAACCAACATTCCATCTCTTCATGCAAAATACTTTGAGTTATATAATACCATCTTTCTTCTTAGAAAGAAAGCAGAGCAACAGAAGAAAAATATTCGACACGAAAGATACGAATACTTCAGTGGTAAAGCTGATCCTGATGTATACGTAGAAAATCCTTTTCCAAAGAAGATTCGCGACAAAGATACAATGCAAAAGTATCTTGACGCAGATGAGAAACTCTCTTCAGTATGCTTGAAAATTGATTACTACGACACTATACTTGTGTATATCGAGAGCATTCTCAAACAGATTAACAATAGAACGTATCAAATCAAAAATGCAATCGAGTTCATGAGATTCAACGCAGGACTAGGGTAATGGATGATGAATGGATTTATGAAAGTGAAGATTTTGACCCAGATGGAACTTACATAGAGTTGCAGTTTGGTCCTGAGGACTTACATCTTCTCTATAAATCCGTTTGTGTTCATGTAGATAAATGGGCTGGAGGACATCCAGATGAGCAGGCAAGACTCCAATACCTTAAGAACTTTCTATATAGAGTGGTGCTTGAATACAAGTTCAATATGGACTAATGGAAGAAGATCAACCAATCAAGTTAGATATCTCCCTTTGTTTTCAGATTGAAGATGTAAAGATGCAATATGCTGCCATGGAAAAATACATGGAAGGCATGGATAAAGTAAGTTGGGAATATAAACACGCAGACAAAATAAAGACAGAGTTATATCGAGTCATCGCTCACCATAAGTTTCACTTTGAGAAAGAGGAATAAATATTCACAGATGTATGGATATCTGTGATTGACACGACAGCGAATCTTGTTATTTCCAAATCCAACGAAGTATTTTTAAAGATTAATACTGAACCTCACATAGAATATGAACTTAGAGATCACTTTAAGTTTGAGGTTCCGAATGCAAAATTTATGCCACAGTATCGTGGTAGAAACTGGAACGGAGAGATACATCTCTTTGATATGCGTTCCAAACAAATCTACGTCGGTCTATTAGATAAGATCGTCAACTTCTGTGAGCAATACGGATATAGTTATAAGTTTGAGGATAATAAGTTCTACGGCACTCCTTATGAGGAGAATGAGTTTATTTCCTTTGAAGGGGTCAAGGATTATATAAAATCTATTTCGGTCCACGAGCCACGACAATACCAAGTCGAGGGAGTATACGATGCTCTAAAACACAACAGAAGACTATTGATATCTCCCACTGCGTCAGGCAAATCTCTGATGATTTATTCATTAGCAAGATATTATGTTGGGCAAGGGAAAAATATCCTGGTAGTTGTTCCCACGACCAGTCTGGTAGAGCAGATGTATAAGGACTTTGAGGAATATGGTCTAGACGCTGAGAATTATTGCCATAAAATCTATAGTGGGAGGGAGAAGTATGATGATCGTCCAATTGTCATAACCACATGGCAATCTATCTATAAACTTGAGAGAAAGTGGTTTGAGAGATTTGATGTAGTCATCGGTGATGAAGCACATCTATTCAAATCTAAGTCACTGATTCAAATCATGACTAAACTTCATCATGCAAAATATCGTTTTGGTTTCACAGGGACACTTGATGGCACACAAACTCATAAGTGGGTATTAGAGGGTCTCTTTGGTCCGTCTTACAAGGTTACAAGAACCGAAGAGTTGATGAGACAAGGACATCTATCACAACTTGATATCCAATGCCTTGTACTAAAACATGCACCTCAAAAGTTTGAAACTTATGAAGATGAGATTCAATATTTGATCTCTCATGAGCAAAGGAATCGTTTTATCAAAAACTTAGCACTTGATCTTAAAGGGAATACACTTGTGCTTTTCCAAAGAGTGGAGAGCCATGGAAGCATTCTCTATGAGGAGATAAATAAAAACAAGAGTGATGACCGTAAAGTATTTTTTGTACACGGTGGTGTTGACGCTGAAGAACGAGAATTAGTCAGAGAGATAACAGAGCGAGAAAACAACGCTATTATTGTTGCCTCTTATGGAACTTTTTCTACTGGTATCAATATTAAAAAACTCCATAATGTTATCTTTGCCTCTCCAAGTAAATCAAGAGTCCGCAATCTTCAAAGTATTGGACGAGTTCTTAGAAAGGGAAAAGGAAAAGTAAAAGCAACTCTGTATGATATTGCAGATGATTGTACATCTAACTCAAGAAAAAATTATACACTCAATCATTTTATAGAAAGAATCAAGATTTATAATGAAGAGAGTTTTAATTATGAGATAATCACTATTCAACTTAAGAAATGATAGAAGACGATTTTTACGCTACTTTAAAGTTTAAATCTGGTGAAGAAATCTTTGCTAAGGTTGCTGCATCAGAAGAAGAAACTAGAACAATGCTTTTGGTTTCAAATCCAGTCATAGTAAATGAAATAAAAAGTAAGCATGGTGTTGTTGGTTATAAAGTAGAACCATGGCTCAAGACAACCACTGATGATATGTTCTTTATTGACTTATCTGACATTCTTACGATGTCTGAGTCTTTTGATATCGAGATGATAATGATGTATCAAAACTACGTCAGACAAGCAACTAAAGAAGGAAACTATACGAAGATAGATCGTAAGATGGGTTATCTAGGTAACGTCAATGATACTAAAGAAATCCTAGAAAAGATCTTTAAGAACAGTAAGAATACTAAGAACTAAAGCTTTCTTATCAAACTCCACAAAGTTATTCTACTCGTATTTCAGATACTGTCAAGTCCTAACTTGTCATTATTGTCTTAAGATGATATAATTCATACATATTATGAGATACACTTATGATAAGACCTGGTATGGCTAAGAGAAAGAGGTCAGAGCACTATGTGAACAATAAGGAGTTCCTGGCTGCGTTGATTAAATATCGTGAAGACATTGCTATCGCAGAAGCGAAGGGGAACCCTAAACCTCCTATCCCACGCTATATTGGTGAGTGTTTCTTGAAGATTGCAAATCACTTGTCCTTCAAGCCCAACTTTGTTAACTACATGTTCAAGGAGGACATGATCTCTGATGGAATCGAAAATTGCGTTCAGTACGTTCATAATTTTAATCCTGAGAAATCCCAAAATCCTTTTGCTTACTTTACGCAGATCATTCATTATGCGTTTCTCCGCAGGATCCAAAGAGAGAAGCGTCAACTAGAAATCAAGAACAAGATCATTGAACGGTCTGGTTACAGTGAAGTGTTTGACGACAGCAACACCCTTGACGGATCGAACTACAGCGACTACAATAGTATCAAAGATGCTGTGCATTCCAAACTTCGTTATTAATGAAAGTCGCCATAATCACGGATCAACACTTTGGTGCTCGCAAGAACTCCAAACTGTTTCATGACTATTTCCTAAAGTTCTACAATGAAGTGTTCTTTCCTTACCTGGAGGAACATGGTATTACTACAGTTGTAGATATGGGTGATACGTTTGATAGTCGTAAAGGTATTGACTTTGCTGCACTGACATGGGCAAAGACAAACTACTATGATCGTCTCCGTGATATGGGTGTGACTGTTCATACCATTGTTGGTAATCACACTGCTTACTATAAAAACACTAATGATGTCAATGCAGTTGACCTGCTCCTACGTGAATATGACAATGTTATTGTTTACAGCGAAGCGACGGAAGCATATCTAGACAAGTTAAAAGTTTTATTCATTCCGTGGATCAATGCAGAAAACCAAGAGAATACTTTCAAATCTATCGAAGATACTACTAGCGTATGTGCGATGGGGCACCTTGAGCTCAGCGGATATCCAGCTCATCGTGGACACTTCATGGATAAAGGTCTTTCGGGCGAACTATTTAAGACGTTCACCAAAGTCTTCAGCGGTCACTATCACACTCGATCAGACGACGGAC